GGCCGGGTCGCCCTTGGTCACAAGGGCCGCGATCTGTTCCTCGGTCAAGGCGTTGTTCGGGTCTTCGAGTTGCTTGCGCGCCACGATCAGCATACCGTCATAGGCCGAGTAAGTGCGCGCATCGGGACCGGCGGAGATGTTCTTGATCATCTTCGCGGTCCGATCCATCAGGTCCGGCCCTTCGATGCTGGGCAGCATCCCCAGACGAATGAACACTTTCAGCTTGGACACTTGCTGCGTCGCCGACTTGTGTTCGCTATCCTTACCCGCTGAGGTAACGAACGGGTTGGAGGACGCGACTTTGGCGGCCGCGGTCACATAGGCACCGTATAGATCTTTGGCATCGTCTTCGTGGACAGTGCCTCCATAGGCACCTTGACAGATCATCATGGCCGCCATGGGGCGAGAGCTTTCCCCTTTGGCGGATTGCGTGCCCAACGCGCGGAGGTCCGCCTTCAGGTCTTTCAGGCGATCGGCGGAGTTGGAGCCCGCGACCGCAGCGGGGTTCGTGGGGTTAGTGGTGTTCATGGTGTTCATGGCCATTCTCCAGTCGGGCAGGATTACCTGCGCAGGTTAACGTCAATGGGTGTGTTTCTATCCCCGCGCAATATGAGAGCGCGCGGTCTTTCATGGGTCACGCATGAAACCCATAGATAACAGGGGGTTAGCGGATTACCCCTTGTTATCAATAGGTTACAGGAAGATAAAGAATTAGAAATGGCTAAGCCATTGGAAACATTGGATAAACGGTAATTCTTTATTCTTAATCTTCAGAATTAGCAGTTTGGGAGAAAGGGCAGGGAGAGCGTCAGATGGTGCGACCGGTCGGATCATACCCGGCTGGCAACCCGATTTTGCCCACCTATTATCTATTTAAAGAATAAAGAATAGAGAGTAACTACCCCCTTCCCCTATGCCGTTGAAATCATTGGATTTTCCCGACGCAGCTGCGTTGTAATTGTCCAATGATTACAATGACTTAGCCCGTAATCCAATGAAATCAATGGGTTACGGAATTATGCTTTAGCTTCAAGGGGTTAGCGGTGCGACCAGTATAGGCGGTCAGAATACTCTTCGAGGTTGCCACCCTTGGCGAACAACCAGTCCCACCGCAGGGCCATGCCGACGGTTGTCATCGTATGGGCCAAGCGGTGCAGGATGATAGCGTGGATCATGTAACCTCCGTAGGTTAGTGGTGCGGCAGGATGAACAACCGCGCCGGAGTGCTGCGTAGGCCGTAAAAGCCCATCGCATACCAGCGGGCAATCATCGCATCATCGAGTTTGCGATAGGTGCCGGTCACGGTGTCGTCGATGTAGAGTGTGAACATGTTACCCCCAGATGTTAGCGATTGATGAAGCGGACGAATGGAGAGCGTTCGGCGGGCACGGCGCGGACACCCATATCAATCTTGTGGGTCGGCCCCTTATAAGCGCGGACCAGATCTTCGACGGTCTGTTCCAAGCCCGCCTTGAAAATCTGCGTCTCGCGCATGATCGCATCTTGCATGACCGCCGTTCGCTGCGCGCGGGCACGATCATTTTTCACGTTCATCGAGCGGTTCATGTTACCCTCAAAGGTTAGAGCTTCTCAGCGTAACACCCTATCAAGGTGTTAGGATGAAAAGCTTGAGGGGCACGCGGATCTAGTCCGGCATGGTTGGCCATGATAGCCCCTCTAGCAATTCTAACGTGTCGGTCCGGCCTTTCGCGCGGATGATAGGGGCATGATCCTTTCAGGTTGTCAGCCTGTCGGGGTCCTAGCATGTCGCGCCGTCACCCTTACGGGGGCATGATCGGGGGCCTTACCCCTAGCAAGCGCGGACCTGTCAACAATGTCAAAGAGCAGCGCGGGACAAAGCCGGTCACGCAATTCGGGCAGGCACTGGACCCTGTCTGTTCACTTCTCTGGGCCGCGGGGGTAGCTACATCATCCGATGTTGCCGCCCTACACCCTAGCAACGGGGGGATGTTACCTTGTCGGGCAACCCAGCCCCCACCCCCATCTGGACACACCCCCCCACCCCCGGCCTGGCCTTTGTTAGGTGGTACACCATCATACCCTACCAAAATCCGCTCTAATACCTTTCCAATACCCTTGACCCCCAAAAAAATCCGGTCTAAATTCCCCATGTTCCCCTGTCGGCCGAGATCCTCCCCCCATGCCGACCTCTGACCCCGAGTACTGGAGAAGCAGCGCTCGGGGTCATTTTCAAAAGGAAGACTCATGAAAAAAGCTGTCCATCTCTTTGTTATGGGGTCCTCCATCGCAACCCTGGTTGTCATCCTCCTGTCGATGATCGACACGGCGCGCGCCACGACCACCGATCCGACAACCCCCATCCCTGACGAATGTGCCGTGGCAACCAGCTGGATCGGGCACGCTGACATGGTGGCGCGGATGAAGGCTCAGCATAACGGCGCAGTCGTCCTGCAGTCGGGTGCACTCGCTACTGATGCCAACGGTAATAACCGCAAGCTCGAAATCTATCAGGACCCGGCCACGGCGATCTGGTATGATACCGAGATCCTGCGCTCCCCTGCGATGTTCGGCTGGACCACCAAGGCCACATCGCCAACCTGCCTTTTTGCCTACGGCGATCCCGTGCTGATCCCAGCACCGCCCGTCGCAGTCGTGCCTGCCAAGTAAGATCTCAAGAACCCGAGAGGGAATTACCCATGCCACGCAAGAAATACACCAGATCCTGCCGATTCCAAGGTCGCGTCTATGACAGCATCAGCGATGCCGCGCGGCATACTGGCTATCACCGCCGGACCATCGAGCGGGCAATCGAGGCAGGGACCGAGGACCTGGTGGGGTCGCGCCCACAGCTGAGGCGAAGCCGGACTTGTGGCATTGCGGTGGAGTGGCGTGGGAAGATCTATCCGTCCATCTCCAAGGCGGCGAGGGACACGTTCTGCTCAGAGGATGCTGTGCTCAGAGGCTGCGTGCGCATCAACCGCAAGACCTTCGGGACGGCGCTCGATCCGGCCAGTTATAACGCCCGCCTTGAAGAGCAGATCACGTCCAACCAGACGACGACTGACGCTCCCGATGAGGTGCCCGAGACGAGCGCATCCGGTTCATGATCATGTCGGTCATCCCGCCATGCGCGGCGAGCGCTGCATACTGCAGTGCATCCATGGGGTGGGAATACTGATTTTTGTCGGGGGTGGGTTTGCGCTGCCCAGCCTTGGTCTTGGCATAGCGATACCCGCCACCCAGCGCCCGCACGATGGTCGGGCAGCGCTCGCGGTCCACAATGAAGGCAGGGCCGCCGTCGCGTTGTTGCAGGAGCATACTGTCCACAGCGGCGAGGCGCTTGTCGATATCGTTGGTCGGCGCGGGATAGGCCATGAGGCCGTTGCGCTTGATCAGGTCGTAGGATGTCTCCTCATACATGGTCGACCGCTGCATCCCTGCCGGGTCGCCCATGATCAGCACCTGCATCCCCAGATAGCGCTCCGAGGCCAGGGCCGGGCGGATGGCGCGCTGCAGTTGCAGCTCCAGCCCGATGTCTTCAGCGATGATCTCCTCCAGCACCAGGAACCGGCCGCGGTGATCGCTCTGACAGATCACGGCGCAGGGGTCGCGGCCGAAGTCGAGGCCGACGATCAGGGGCCAGCCACGCACCGGGGTCAGCCCACCCTCGCCCGCCTTGGTGACGTGGAAGGATGATTTGAAGCTCTCGCGGAACACCGCCGAGCCGCCGGGGTCATCACCGTATTCCGCGAAGACATAGCGACGGCACCAGTCTGGGGAGTTGGAGCGCACGAAACGCTCATAATAGGTCCGCCCCTGCGCCCTGCGCACCGGGTCATCCACGCTCAGTTTCAGTGTCTCCGGCGTCTGGGTCAGCCACTCCAGGTTTTCGGCGTCCGGTCCCATGCCGCTCGGCTGGATGAAGCACTGCCAGTCCGGTGGGGTGTCCTCGGCCATGAACTTGTGCCAGGGGCTGCCTTCGGAGGGCATGTTGGTGTCGGCGATGATGCCCATCCAGGAGCAGCCGCCGAGGTTGCCTGCCGGGTAGCGACCGCAACGGCCCGCCAGCGGAGAGATGATGGCGACATCCATCTCGATACACTCCGACATCCAGGCGCCCGTGAGCTGCATGGAGAGGAGCCGCCGCTGGTCCTCCATGTCGTCGAGCGGGATCAGGAGCCACTCTGATCGGATGTCGCCCACCTGGATGCTGACGGTACGCTTGGACACGGTGTAGGTCGCCACGTCGCCCAGCCAGCTCATGATGTCCTTGAGCACGGTGTCTTCGAGCTGCTTGAGGGTCTGCCGCACGATCGCAAAACGGGTGTAGCGCAGGCCGTCGGCCGCCTTGGCCTGGGACAGGGCACGCCGGAAAAGCTCGAATAGGCAGGCAGTCGTCTTCCCCGAGCCGACCGGTCCGGCGATGAGGCGGCCGAACGCATCGGACTTCATGAATGCCGCGCAGGTCGGGGGCGCAGTATATAAAATTGATGGCATGTTACCTCTGGAGGTTACAGGGAGGGGTCAGTGGGCGTAGATGAAGTTACCGGTCAGCGTGATCGTGTACCAACCGAGCAAGTCGGTGCCCGCCACGCAGACCACGGCATCAGGCAACCCGCGTGCGTCCATGCCGTCTTCGCCAATCCAGTGCGTAACCGGGAGCACCTTGCCCCGGGAGGTGACCACGATGAAATCATCTGCCCCCTTGCGGACCAGGGCCGAGCTCTCTCCAGGGACAAGAGCGGGGCGTCTCACAGCTCGTCCACCTCGCTATTGACTACCTCGGCGTCCACGATCGAGGCGCGCTGGGGGGTGATATTTTTCTCGACGCGCAGGCTCTGATCACCCCCAAGGTTGATGATGACCGAGAGCTTCTCACCAGACACCACGCCGTCTGCCCCGCCGCCGACACCGCCGAACCTGGCTACGGTCTTGATCAGCTCGACCTTGGCTGACAGCGGCTCACGGGGGTCATGGGCGCGGGCGAACAGCTCGGGGAGGGCTTCTTCGATGAAGTGTAGTGACTTCAGCTTCACCCGGTCGGGGGTGCTGGCAGCCGAGTTCCACTCTGACATGGCGTCACGCAGATAGCGCAGGAAGGTCGGGTGCTCACGGAAATCGGCAAGCTTGTCGTCGGGGATCTGCAGGGCACGCTGGATCTCTTCGAGGGCGCGCATGTCGATGGCCAGTTCCCGGGCCAGTTTGAGCATGAGCGCGTCTTCCTGGAAGCTGGCAGGGAGGGTTTGCTGGTTCATCACCGTCTCCGCGAGGGAATTGTTGCACTTGCCCCCGGTTCTAATGTATCCATTGCACAATCGTCTACTACCGAGGTTTTTGCAATGGCACAGCGCAGCAGTACTGGCGGTGTTCTCCAGGTCGTTGGGGGTGCTCAGCTGTCCGCTGCGCTGAAGGCTAAAGACGAAGCAAACGCCGCCGCAGTTGATGCCGCAGCTAACCCACAGGTGGACCTGAGCGGGCTTGCTGGCTACATCCGACACCAGTTCGACATGATGAAGCGGCACCGCAACAACAGCTCTGCTGGCTGGTCCGAGCGGTTGCTGAATGCCATGCGGGTCTTCAACGGCCAGTACGACGCCAACAAGCTCATGGAGATCAAGCAGTTTGGCGGTTCCCAGGTCTACGCCCGCATCGTGGCCATGAAATGCCGGGGCGCTAGCTCACTGCTCCGTGATGTCTACTTGTCACCGGATCGCCCCTGGGGTCTGGATGCCAGTGACGATCCGAAGATCCCCGAGGCGATCCTCAACTCTATCAACGATCTGGTCGGGATCGAGATCCAGGGCCAGCAGCGCGCCGGGCAGCCAGTCGACATCGACGCGATCCGCGAGCGTACGCAGCAGCTCGTCGAGGCAGCGCGTCAGGCGGCCAAGAAGAAGGCTGAGCAGGCAGCGCGCATCTCCGAGGACAAGCTGGACGCCATCCTCAAGGAGGGCGGGTTCTATAAGGCGCTGAGCGAGTTCATCACCGACCTGCCCCTATTTCCTTTTGCTGCCATGAAAGGCCCGATTGTCCGTATCCTGCCCACAGTTACCTGGCAAGGTAACACTGCCCAGATTTCCCAGGTGCCGAAGCTGACCTGGGCCAGGATCAGCCCGTTCGACATATGGTGGACGCCCGGGGTCAGCGACATCGAAGATGCCTCGGTCGTGGAACGCACCCGACTGACGCGCGGCGACCTCAACGATCTATTGGACCTGCCCGGCTACAACACCGAGGCGGTGCGCTCGGTGCTCGATCTCTACGGCGCCAAGGGTCTGGTCGAACAGGTTGATGTGACGGACGCCGAGCGCGCCGTGCAGGAGAGCCGCGAGAACCCGCAGATGAACGACAGCGGGATGATCGACTGCCTGGAGTTCACCGGCAACGTGCAGGGGCGAGACCTGCTGGATTACGGCCTGGAGGCCGACCAGATCCCAGACCCTATGCGCGACTATTACGTGCAGGCGTGGCTGATCGGGAACTTTGTCATCAAGGTCCAGCTCTATCCCAACCCTCGCAAGCGGCATCCCTATTACGTGTCGAGCTTCGAGAAGGTGCCGGGCACGCCCGTGGGCAATGGGCTGCCAGACATCCTGAACGACGTGCAGGAGAGCGGCAACGCCACGCTACGCGCGCTGATCAACAACATGAGTATCTCCTCCGGCCCGCAGGTGGTCATCAACGTAGACCGGATCGCCGGAGAGACAAACCCCGACGAGCTGTATCCGTGGAAGCGCTGGGCGGTGCACTCCGACCCCTACAACGGCAACTCTAGCCAGAAGCCGATCGACTTCTTCCAGCCCAACAGCAACGCCCAGGAGCTGCTCGGGGTCTATCAGAAGTTCGTGGATATGGCCGACGAGCTGAGCGCCATCCCGAAATACCTATCGGGGTCCGGCGCGTCGGGAGGAGCGGGACGCACGGCCTCGGGCCTGGCCATGCTGATGGGCAACGCCTCGAAGATCCTGCAGACCGTGGCGGCCAACGTCGACCGCGATATCCTGGAGCCGCTGCTGGGTAGCCTCTACGACATGATCATGTTGACCGACACGACCGGGTTGTTGTCCGGCGAGGAGGAAGTGCGTGTCCTGGGGGTCGCGGTGGCGACACAAAAAGAGACGCAGCGCGCTCGGCAGCTTGAGTTTTTGCAGATTACTGCCAATCCTATCGACGCCCAGATCATCGGGCCGAAGGGTCGAGCTGCGATCCTGCGCAATGTGGCGACCACGATCGGGATGCCGGGCGAAGAGATCGTCCCATCCGAAGACACGCTGGACGCCATGCAGAAGCAGGCAGCGGCTGCTGCGCAGGCGCAGGGGATTCCCGGCCATGCCAGCAACGGCGCTGCGGATGCACAAGGCGGCCAGCAGGGGTCTGGTCAGAGCGGCGATATGGGTCCGCGCACCAATCTGACAGGAGGTCAGCAATGAAGACGTCGATGAAGAGGGGGATCTCGGGGGT